AAAAACAGTTTCCACATTTAAGCAATGAAGATTTAGATGATATTGTAAAAGATAATAATCAATATTCGTCGAGATTTTCAAATTATGAAGACTTAGATAAAAATAAAGTCCAGATATTATACTTTAACTATAAAACTTATATGAATGAAGTTTATAAAGTAAAAGAAACTGGAACAGGCGCTGACAAAGCTATACAAAAAGACGATGGATTTAACCCACCTCCTGGAATGGAAGGTAAGTATGAAAAACTATATAGACAGATAGAGTGTTTGTTTGAAGGCGCTTTAATATTAGGAACTAACAAACTTATAAAATGGGAGAAGGCTAAGAATATGATGCGACCTAAAAGCGATTTCACTAAGGTTAAAATGAATTATCATATTGTCGCGCCTAGAATGTACAATGGTAAAATAGAGTCTTTAGTTGGTAGAATAACTGGTTTTGCAGATATGATTCAGTTAACACATCTTAAATTACAGCAAGTAATGTCAAGAATGGTTCCAGATGGTGTTTATCTTGACGCGGATGGTTTAGCTGAAATAGATTTAGGTAATGGGACAAACTATAATCCACAAGAAGCTTTAAACATGTTCTTCCAAACGGGATCTGTAATTGGTAGATCATTTACTCAAGATGGAGATCAAAATGGTGGTAAAATACCGATACAAGAAATACAATCTGGTGCAGGTGGAAATAAAATACAAAGTTTGATAACTACTTACAACTACTATCTACAAATGATAAGAGATGTAACCGGATTGAACGAAGCTACAGATGGGAGTTTACCTGACAAATACTCGTTGGTTGGGGTTCAAAAACTAGCCGCGGCTAATAGTAATACAGCTACTAGACATATATTACAATCGGGATTGTTTTTAACAGCGGAAATATGTGAAGCTTTATCTTTAAGGGTATCTGATATCATAGAATACTCTCCAACTAAAAATGCTTTTATTCAAGCTATTGGAGCTCACAACGTGGCAACTTTAGAAGAAATGTCAGAGTTACACTTATATGATTTTGGTATATTTATAGATTTAAGACCAGACGACGAGCAACAAGCGATTTTAGAGCAAAATATTCAAGCTGCTTTAGCTCAACAAGCTATAGACCTGGAAGATGCTATTGATTTAAGAGAAATAAATAATCTTAAGCTAGCAAATCAATTGTTAAAAGTAAGACGCCAAAAGAAATTACAAAGAGACCAAGCGTTACAAGAGCAGAACATGCAGGCTCAATCGCAGGCTCAAATAGAAGCTACGCAAGCTGCTGCTGAATCTGAAATGCAAAAAGAAAGTCAAAAAATTCAACAAGCTATCCAACTAGAGGAAGCTAAAGCAGGTTTTAAGGCTAGACTAGCACAACAAGAAGCACAGTTGAAAAAAGAAGTTATGACGCATGAGTTTGAAATGAACATGAGACTTGAGCAAGTGAAAACAGGTCAAGTGGATTCAAAAGATGCGATGAAAGAAGATCGTAAAGACGAAAGAACTAGAATACAAGCAACTCAACAATCTGAGTTAATTGATCAAAGACAAACAGGTAGACCACCTAAAGACTTTACACAAACTGGAAACACAGATACATTTGGTATCTTTTAATTATTAACTATTATTATATTATATTATGGAAGAAAACAACAACCCGGTAACAGAGGTTACCGAACAACCAAAGGCGGATAGTAAGGTTGAAAAACTTACAATAAAAAAGAAGTCTAAAAAAATATTTGAACAACCTAAAGACAATATTACTAAAGTAAACATGTCTGAGACTGCTCCTAAGCAAGAGGAAAACGTGACTAAGGTTGATTTAAAAGAAGCGCCTGAAAAACCGGAGGTAAAAGAAACTGACACTCCGGTATTAGAAGAAATAAAAAGTAAACCAGAGACGTTTAAAGAAGTTTCAAAAGAAACTATTAAACCTAAAATGGATTTACCAGAGAATATACAAAAAGTAGTTGACTTTGTTAATGAAACAGGGGGAACATTAGAAGACTATGTTAGACTTAACAAGAACTACGATGAAATGGATAACCAAGTTATACTAAGAGAGTATTACAAAAGTACAAAACCACATTTAGATTCTGACGAAATAGATTTTATGATGGAAGATACTTTTATGTATAATGAGGAATTAGACGATCCAAAAGAAATAAAAAGAAAACAATTAGCGTTAAAAGAGCAAGTTGCCGACGCTAAACGCCACCTGGACGGGCTAAAGTCCAAGTACTATGATGAGGTTAAAGTTGGATCTGGTTTAACAAATAATCAGAAAGAAGCTATTGACTTTTTCAATAAGTACAAGAAGGAATCAGAATCAGCTGAGAACAACCATAAAATTTTTACAGAAAAAACTGATGAAGTATTTAACAACGAATTTAAAGGTTTTGAATATAACATTGGTGATAAAAAATTTAGGTTTAATGTAAAAGATGTTGAAGATACAAAAGCACAACAAAGCGATTTAAATAATTTCGTAGGAAAGTTTCTTGACGAAAATAATGCTATGTCAAAAGCTACTGATTATCACAAGTCTTTATTTACAGCTAGAAATGCTGACGCTATAGCTAATCACTTTTATGAACAAGGAAAAGCAGATGCTTTAAGAGACAGTGTGTCAAACGCTAAAAACATTGATATGGCTCCTCGACAATCTCACGGAGATGAGCAAAAAGCACCTGGTGGACTAACATTTAAAGTGTTGGGTGATAGTTCTGATGATTTCAAATTTAAAATTAAGAAAAGAAAGTAAATTAACAATTTAAAATTATTACAAAATGGCAATTACAAATCCGGGAGGCTTATTAAATAGCGTCCCAAGTGTCAATCAAGTTACTTTAACTAATAACTATATTGACTTTACGGCTACAGCCACTAAAGGTTGGGCACAACAATACCTTCCTGAATTAATGGAGCAAGAAGCAGAGGTTTTTGGTAACAGAACAGTTTCGGGTTTCTTATCTCAAGTAGGTGCAGAAATGCCTATGACTTCTGATCAAGTTGTTTGGTCTGAGCAAGGTAGATTACACTTAAGTTACAATGGATCTGTTCACGGTTCTACTACTGACTTAATCGTATTAACTGAAGATGCTGATGGAAACTCTATTGATGGTTCTGGAGAGCAAGGTATCGGTATTAGAGTTGGAGATACTGTATTGGTTTCTTCACCTGATAACGTTTCAAGATGTTACGTAAAAACAGTTACAAACACCCCTGGTACAGCGACTACTATTGTTGCAAAACCTTATGACTCTGCAAGTTTAACAGCTTCAGGTATAAACCCATCAGAGGCTGTTAATGTTTTCGTATTCGGTTCTGAATTCAAAAAAGGTGTAGCTGGTCAAACTACAGCTAACGAACCTGCTTTCAAAAGCTTCACAAACAAGCCAATTATTATGAAAGACATGTATCACGTAAGTGGTTCTGACACTGCTCAAATTGGTTGGGTTGAGGTAGCTGGTGAATCAGGAGCTTCTGGTTACTTATGGTATCTAAAAGCAGAAGGTGAAACTAGAATGCGTTTTACTGATTACTTAGAAATGGCTTTATTAGAGTCGGTTCTTCCTGATTCAACAAACTCTCACGTTATTGATGCGGGTGCAACTAGCTCTGTAGCTGACTCACTTGGTACTAATTCAGGTCATGAAGGTTTATGGGCAGCTATTGAAAGTAGAGGTAATGTTTCTACTGGTATTGATGGTGTTAACGCTGCTAGTGACTTAAATGAATTTGATGCTATTTTAGCTGAGTTCGACAAACAAGGTGCTATTGAAGAAAACATGTTATTCTGTAACAGAAGTGTTTCTTTAGCAGTTGA